GTGTCAAAGGCTTCTCAAAAAAACTGCCGCCTTTTCGTAAATTGCAATTTTTGCACAGAACCTGGAGATTTTCCTCTAGATCACTGCCACCAAGCCTTTTTGGAACAATATGATCGATGTGCATCATTCCTTCACTCTCACCGCATTGTTGGCAACAATATCCATCACGTGCCAGGATTCTTTCGCGTATGCGACGCCATCCCTTACGGTCTGATGATCTCCATGCCTTAGACATTAGAACCAATCCTTATTCTGATGATGAGTCCATGCGCTACACATTGAACCATATCGATGACGTATGTATCGAATGGTTTCATCTATCTGCCTATAAGGGTCTAGGCGTCTATACCACTGCGACTTCATCTGGCCTAGCCCGTAATGACTGCCATTGACTGCATCAGGGTTCCACCTGGATTCCTTAGTGATGATCTTTACTAGGCATTGATACTGCTTGAAATCAATGATCCTTGAATGTGCATATAACTTTAGATAGTCCGTTTGTGTAGCTGCGTTTACGGGTTGCATGGTTGTTAACATCAAGCCTATGGATAGGCACAAGGGTGGCGTGAGCTGAAATCGCCTAAGCAAGCGCACCGGCTCACCGGCTTGCTTTAAGCGAGTCCAGCGTACCCATGATGTCAAATACATTGCAAGAATGTGGATAAGTTGAACGGGGCCTCGGCGTGTTGTCCACAGGTTATCCACAGGCCCCTTCATCGTACCCTGCCCAATCCGCTATTGATTAACACCTGGCGATTGGTCTCACCAAATGCGAACAACATGACCGGCATCAATATCCTTGCCAAACTTCCATCCGAACGAACAAAATGTAAATTTGGATTCAATGGTGTAGCTCCATCTGCATGATCCCAAATTAGATTAAACCAGGCTGATTTCGCGGTTGGTACCAATGCAATTCCATTGTTGTGTTTGATAAGTTTTTTAGCCCATGGAGTGACGTTGGAATATGGAGGATTACACCAGACACGTCCCACCCATTCTGATGCCAATCCGTCATCGATGATGGTCAATGAACGTTTTGCCGGTATCCATGGGACGCCGCCAGGCGGTGCAGATACGTCCAAATCAAATTCGACGTTTAAGGCTTTGAATACATATGGTGGCGTGTAGTAATCATCTGAGGTTCCATGATCTATCAGCTCATGACCGAAATCCATGTCCAGGTGATTCGTCATTTGTCCTTGCCCCATCCCGTACCCCTAAAATGGATCGGCGTTGATGACCAAATCCGTTCCATTGTAATCATGCAATACGGGCAACCAGGTGGCGTGAAATCCTCATCAAATCCAGCCTTGATTGGCTTTACCGTTGAACAGACCGGGCATTTGAATTCATAGGTCGGCATCATCAACCTGGAAACTGGCAATGCCCAATGTGCCGCATGATAGGCATTCCACGCAATGAACAAATGGTGGCAGGTTATCTGTCACCTTCACAATTTTGTGATCGGTTGATTTTTTTTCAACCCTACAATCAAGCCTGATAGTTTCTAGCATAAATGCTCCTGTTCAAATTCTCGATGGGATTTAAATCTGATGGATTGATCCAATATGACCCATCACTGCGCTGCCTCGATGGTCTGCGTGCCATGCCAATGGGAATCCACCCGATGATGTAGTAATTCGGCGAATTACCGGTGACCAATACGGCCACATCATCAGCCCGATCACGATCACGCAGGATCAGGCAACCTTCCTTCCATGGTGTGTGTTTGACTTCCAAATTCCACCCCACATCAGCTTGATTTTTGAATGTGTTGACCGTGGCCTTCCATTCATCAATTCCGAAATACTTTGCAACGGCGTTTTCGGCTCCGATGGCTTCACTGCTCCTGGCAATGTCTTGAAACAGGTTGAGTTTCTGTACCGCGTAATCCTTCAACCCTTCCGCACCAACGGCCCGATCCAGCGCAGCTTTAGCGCACGCCATTTCCTGATCATGTGACAATTTCACCAGGATCATTTACATTCACCACATTCCCAAATGAGCAATTCCCCTAGGTGAGAAATGTATCGACCTAATTCCAGCGGTTTCCACATCTCACATCGATCACACCATTCGATGGTGATTGGATTGGCTTCACGTATCACGGTTCCATCGGCTTTGTACACGGTTTTTTCACCGGTTGATAATTTGATCATTTCCATATCACCCATGATCACACCTGCGGTTTCCACTGCATATCGGATGACCGGACGTACCAAATCGGGCCACATTGGCTCGCCTTATTTTTCTCAGGGCATGAATAGTTGGCCCATTCTTTACCGGTCTTAGCCGATACGCCTTCACGCCAAATTCGGTGTCCATGGACGCACATTGGGGCTTCTGCGACCATTTCCCCACCCAGTTGGGTTTTGATCTCCTGGATGGCACTGGAGGCCGTACTGAACCCATCCTCACTGAATGGCCTTGCCCATGGATCATCATCGATGAACGCCTTCGGTAGATTCTCCACCTGAATCATTGATTCTTTCGATGCCTTCTCCTCGGTTCCCAAAATCACCGACGCGGCACGGCCTATTGCACTGCTGACTGTATCCTCCACATACCAGCGTTTCATTTGGACGTTGTAGGCCGTGACCATACCATGTGCATAATCAATGGCGGCTGGCTTTTCATCCTCATAATGGCGATAGATTTTGCATTCAATCAGAATGTAACCCTTTTCCGGATTCCAATCGATGATGGATGTTTCGATCCGGTTAGTCGGATAAGTGGCGTGCAGTCTGATGACTTTCTGATTTACGGTTTCGTAATGGTCTAGGAATGACATTATTTGGCCACCTTAGATTTGCCCATTGCCATGCCGATTGATCGGCCATGATGGTAACCGACGGATTTGCCGTCACGGTAGCCCATCGAATACAAAATGGTTCCGATTGATAGTTGCGCCAATACGGCGAAACCGATGATTTGTTCCATGCTCATTTTTTCTCCCGATGGCAGTTGGTTGGTCTGCCTGGAGATAATGTGACGCATTGGACCGACAAAATCAAGATTCACGCCTGATTTTCGGCGTGTCTAACCCTTCGGATGGTCTTTCAAATGCTCGATGAGCAATGACCGGATTTCCCGTACATCGCCGCGGATACCCTCGGCAAACCCATTTGAAACGGGCCGGGAATTGCGTTCGGCCTTAGCTGCGAAAATGGCCGCAATCGATGAAATCGTTGCAGCGGCGATTAGTCCAATGGCGGAGATTGTTTCGGTCATTTGTCATTGTTGCCGAATGCTGCATCATTTGGATTTAGGTACCTAAGAATTACCGGAGCAACGGCGGCAATGCCTGCCATTGCGATGGCCTTAGGATCGGTCACGCCGGCCATGTAAACGGCCAGCCCAGCGGCTAGGAATGAACGCAACCATGATGCTGCCATTGCTTTAAATTGATTCACTTTGATTTCCTCAGTTTCTCCACTAGCGCAGCGACCTTCGCCGGCGTCAATGCGATTTCAAAATGCATTTCATCTTTGCGGTTTCGGTAATCTCCACCCCAAATTAAACCGTATTTCTTAGCCAATGCCCGGATCATCGGAACCTTCTCATTTGGGAATGTCCCAATTTTGCCCAACGGGTGACGGGTGGCGTTTAGATCGATGGCGGTGCCGCTTGAATGATTGCTCAATTTGTCGGTGGTACCACGTACCATTCGGAAACAATAGCCCCAATCATCCAGGCCGCCTTCATCGATAGGTTCGATCAGCTCATGGAATTCAGCCGCAAAACCTACCAATAGGGGTGCAACCGATTTGGCACAATGCAATTTAATTTTTGTGCCTGGTACCAAAAACGTTTCAATGCCTAATTCGGCCCGATCTTTCGACGCAGGCCATCCGTTATGTGAAATCATTTATCCAGTAATTGCTTTCGCTTCATCCTCGGTCAATCCCAAGGCTGCCAATTTTGCAATGGCCGATTGTTTCGCAATGGCTTTGTTTGATTCGGCACTTAATTCCAAATTTGTTAAACGTTTCATTTCCAATTCAATTTCGGCCAATGTAGGCGCATCGCCTTCGAGTTTATGCCAAATAATTGTTGAATAATCATTTTCTGTAATAACAAATTCTGCTAATGGCTTTAAGGATAAAATTGCCGATGCCAATGTGGTCATGATCAGGCTCCAATTTCGAGAAGAGTTATAGACGATAATTTGCTACTAAATTGCGCATAAACCACGCCACTATTGGCCGTCGTGTTTACCTTGACTTGTGTTTTGTAAGTTGTTGCGCTTGTGGTATTTGGAGAATCTAAGCAACTGGATGTGATCGTGGATCCCAATGCAACGAAAGTGGTACCGCTGACATTTATTCCTAAAGTGGCTCCCAAATCTTGAATTGATGTGCTACCTCTGACTAGTTGCACCGCACCGCTAACCCCGACGGCACTTCTTTCGGCATCGAGTGTTTGACTATAAATTACCAAAATTTTACTATTTGTTGCGCTTGGCGTAATAGTCGCCGTTAATGTTGAGTCGGTGTATGTAGTACTAGCGACGGTGGTTGATGTAGTCGTAGTCGCATTCACTACCTGTAAAACTTTACCGCCGCCGCCAACGGTGGACCATTTCATTCCGGTAGCCTCAGCTGAATCAGCCGTCAAAACCTGACCATTTGTACCAACCGCCAACCGTGAAACCGTGTCCGCTGCGGTTGCCGCAATCAAATCACCTTTCGCATCAACGATTGATTTTGCAACGGCTCCATTTGCAAGATCGTAGGCAGATTTCACACTGTTAGGCGTTGCCGCAGTTGTGGTAGATGTTGATGATGTTGAATCGGTAAGTTGCACCGCACCAGATTGGGTAGTTGATGAGGCTTGAATTCCAACCGTAATTGCTCCCGATGTACCTCCACCGGTCAACGGTGACGTCGCAGTTATTCCGGTGATGTCACCCTGATCATTATTGATCCAGGTGAAATCCATGTCGGCATTTGTAGCCTTTGAAAGAATTTGACCTGATGTGCCACCTAACAAATCGGCCATCGATGTGGCAACCGCTTGACCGAAAACTTCAAAATCGGCAGGCAGGTCCGTGACCAAATCTGTGTTCGTCGGCATTTGCCAGTTGAACGGGGTTGTTGGATTGCTCATATTTTCTCCTTATGCTACGACTAGGGCATTTTCCCACGTGAGTGTGTTTGTGATTGTGTTCCAGGCTTCCGACACGCTGACTTCTTGCCACTTCAATGCCTGGATCGAATAGGCCAATGGAGATAACAATGCGGTAACGGACAGGGTGTTGTAACCGGCGGCAAATTGCCAACCTTCAACAAAACCCAGATATTGCCCAGCCGTCATATTTGCAGGCAAATTCGCAATTCGCAGCGGCATTCCCATGAATATGTTGATCATAGAATCCCGGTCTGCGTCGTCCAATTCCGGGTTCGTCAATTCAAATGTGATTGATTGCATCATGGCTTCGGGAAATGCTCGCAGGGTTAAGTAAAACGCGGCCTGGGCTTCGGCGTCGGGTTGATCGTGAAGGGTGGTTGTGATTACCTGAGCCAGGCGGCCAAATGTGGCCACCGACGCCAAATCCTCATCGGATACTTCACTGCTCGAATTTGCCCCGTATTTGATTGTTACATCATTTCGCACGTCACCGGATCGGGTTTGAATCTTTATGCCGCTGGCTAGGGCTTGATTTGCCGAAACGTCCACGTACCCGTTGGTTGCAAGATATTGGGTCCGATGTGTGGAATCCGCGTATGAAATCTGCCCCTGAGCATTTTCGTAAATATAACCCAGCCCCGATGTGGCCAACGCCGAAACCAACGAATAAACGTCAATGACATCGGCTGATCTAGCTGCGAGGTCATAATTGCCCGGGGTATCGATCTCACCTAATCCAACGTTTTGAGCATCTGCCCACGTTTCGCTGGCAGGTGAGTAATTGCCCCACGTCAATGCCGCCGGGACTTCGGACCAGTTATTGATCAATAAATCCGTCAAAACTTCAAGAATTTGGTTTCCGTCAAAATCACGATTCAAGCTGGTGGACCATAGGGCCTTAGGTAATCGAGAAAGGGCTCCCAGGGCCACGATTGAAATTACCTGGCTAATTGCCACCGATCCACCCTGGGCCACTTCAATGGAAACATCGGTGACCGATCCACCCCAAATCGGGACGTATGTCCCGGTTGAATCTTGAATCGAAATTCCTACCGAATCATTGATGTTTATTGAAACCTGGGATTGCGTGACATTGTAAATTGAAAGGTTGCAATACCCAGCCTGGGCTTGCTCATAAATGTTTGATCGGCCACTGGTTGCCGTTAGATTTGCAAGAACATAGTTTTCGTAGCTGATCCCATTAATCGTCACCTGCCAGATTGGATTCCAAATGGTCATGATGTGACCAACGCATTGGCACCGTTTGTCCCACGATAAAATGAATTGTTCAAAACGTTGATAATGGTTCGGGCCGTACCTTCAGGATCGATGGCACCAGATACGTTCAAATTGATGACCGTACCTCCACCCATTGCGCCGTTTGGAATAATCGATCCGTTTGATCTAGGGGTGAAAATTTCAGGGCCACGTTCGCCGACTAGGTATGAGGTTCCACGCGATACCGGACCACCGTTGGCCCTGCCGCCGCCGAATGCCGTTTCCAATGCCCCACCAATAAACTGCGTCACCGGATTGTTTTTTATGAAATTGACGATTGCTTTAATTGCGTTGAACGCTTTATTGACTAGATCAACCAGGGTCGCAAATAAATCAATTACAATTCCGATGGCAGTGCCCAACGCATTGAACGCTGCTCCTAGAATCTTGCCAATAACAGGGGCATAAACGTCACGAACAAATGTGGCAATCGCCTTGAACAATGTGAACAATGGTGCCAATTTTTCGCGGTTTTCCTCGATCTTGCCCGTTACCTTTTCAAATGCGGATCGCAGTCCATCGATAATCGGCGTCAAATAACTTTGTAATGCTGGGATAACGTAATCCGTGATAAATGACCAAATGGCTTTGAATGTTGGAATAACAAAATCCCGAATGTATCCGGTCAACGTTGTGAAAACGGGTGTGAGTTTTGGTCCTAATTCCTCAGCCAATTTTTGAATGGTTGGAATCACGTTATTGACAAAACCAGAAATCATCGGGGTAATTGCATCCAGCACAAATGCTCCCACGGTTTCCTTGCCTTCGTTGAATGCAACCTTCAACCGATCCATTTTACCGGCGAATGTGTCTGCCTTTTCTGCCGCCTGGCCTCCGAAATTTTCGGCCAACTTCGCAGTGATTTCATCCATCGACATTGTTTTTAATTCGGCGGCGGTTAGGCCAACGCCTAATTTGGCTAATGCTCCCACATTACCTTCGGCGGCCCGTGCCATGGCATTTGTAACGGCTTCGAGTGACTTACCACTTCCGGCGGCCACATCGATGGCAGTTGCTTGCAATTTCAGGGCTGCGTCGGAATCACCGGTTGCACGAACCAAACGTTCAAAACTAGGACGTAATTCATCATCGGTTAGGCCAGTCAACAATGATGTTTTTGTGATCTGCGATTCAATGGCCGCAATTTGTTTGTCGGTTGCTCCTGTAACGTTGACCAGGGTTCCGGCCAATTTAGCCTGCGCCGCTTCATCCTCGATTGCAGCCTTGACCCCATCGACCAATAATTTTCCGGCATAAGCTGCGGCGGCTACTCCAGCGGCTGCAAATGCGGCACCGGCTACCTTGCCGAATTTTCCTAATTTGTCGCCAAATGATGAAACGTCATCAGCACCTGCATTGAGGTTTTTCTTTAGATTGTCAACATCACCCAAAATGGAGAGTTTTAGCGTTCTCGATCCTTGACCAGCCATCACCACTCCTTCGCAATTTTACTGAACGAATTTTCCCATTCGTTGATGATATATGGCTGTTCGGCACGCAGTGTTGGATAAATAAACCAACCGCGTGAACCTCGACCTTCACGGCCTGACCACACTGGGAATTGCTTAAACTTATTTGATCCGAATTCCGATCCACCCCATAAATCACGGGTAGTTGCACCACCCGAGAATTTCTGCGATACGTAACCGAACGAAATTTCGCCGATCTTGCTTGATTTGCTCACCTTCGAACCTTCGGCAATTCGGCTTGCTACATTGCTCGATGAAAGACTCCCTGCCTTCGAAACAATTTTGCCCTGGAGATATTCGGCCAATGCACCGGAAACCAGTTTTGCTTCCTGAGTTGCCTGTTCGTCCATGGCCTTAAATGCACCGACAATTTTGCGCAGTTCGCCTTTATCGTAGGCAATCGCATCATCGGCCATTTCGCTGCTCCAATATCTCCAACGCGGTGAGTATTTTTTCGGCGGTATCCCATTCGGTCATGGGAATCTGCGTGGCAATCGCTAGTTCAATGACTAGCCGGCTGAGACTGCCTCGCTGGTGGCTTTTGGGTCGGAATCCGCAAACGTTACATCGGACACGGTTTCGGCCCACACTTCAAATGGCTTGACCGGTTTTCCAGCGTTTTCACGTCTCATGGCGTTGTAAGCCAGGAATAACAAATCGCTGATTCCGATTTCATTTGCCTGTTGAATTGTCTTGCCTGTTTTGTTTTCCCATTTCATCCATTCAGGTGGGGCAGCCACGTAGGTGGCCACCTCACCGGACTGGAATTCAATCGTGATTGCAGTTTTCATTCTCCCGATCTCCCTTAATTAGTCCAACGCCGGCGTGGTTACGCAGGTGAATGCTAGTGAGGCAGTTAGCGCATCAGGCGCAGTGCCACCCAATGATGGGAAAATTGGTTGAACGCTGAACGCGTAAGCAACGTCATGAACGGTCAAAACCACTGGCAACGCGTCATTCGGTGTGTTAGCTGCGGCATTCCACAACGCCTCACACAATGAACCGGCTGCACCGAAATCCTGGAGCATTTCAACGTTAAATGTTCCCTGGGTGTCGGTTGTGTAGTACGCCTTACCGTCAAGGGTTTGATACGTGTTGATTGTTGATTCGATTTCAAGGGTGGCCGATGTGGCCTGCGCATCATAAACATCACCATCGATGGTGAATGCAATTTGTCTGCCCGTGATGATATTTGTTGGCATTTTTTCTCCTAGGTGTTTATTTGGGTGAAATAGGTTGACACGTTCAAATCTGCGACTAACAAATTGGATGCGCCAACGGAAATGACTGACGGCCTTTGAACGTCGCCGACGACGTACCCTGAGGGCATGGCCCCCAAAATGCTGATGATAAGGGCCTCTAATTGATCCAATGCCCCTGAATTGGAATTGTTAGCAACCGCTGCGGTTACAACAAAATTGACCTTCACCTTTGTGACGGCCCCGTTGATCAATGTTGATTCAAGCCAGGGTGAATCTGGGATGATCACGCAGGCAGGTGGGATGACCGCCTCAGGTGCTACGGGGTAAACCGATGCAGCTACGCCGGCCAATGCCGTTGCAAGATCGTTGCGAACGTCCAACAATGTGGTCATTGGCATATTGAATCCACGTCATAAAACGCCGAAATTAACCCGATTACTCTGTTTTGGAGACTGCGGCCCATGCGGTACGGCGTAGGCGCAAAATCAACGCCTTCGATCTGCCCACCTGGTGCCGTGATACTTTGGAAAATTTCAACGGACACAATCAAAATGGCTTTGTTGACTGCCGGAACGCTTGCATATATTTCGGCGGCTGAACCGCCATCGAGTGTGACCGTTCCCGCTGGAATCACCGGAGTGAGAATGCGATCAGCTTCATCGACCACCGCAGTGACTTCAAATGGTCGAACGGAATGATTGCTGACTGTGTACGGCCCATCAAGGCCGCCGCCAATTCCTGCGAGAACGATCCCCTGTCCCTCGACGAAATAATTTGGTCGCAATGTGTCGATATACAAAACATCGTTCACAACGCGAGTTGAAACCACGGCACTTTGATATTGCGTGAGCATTGGCAAAATGGTGATTTCGGCAGATTCAATAATTGAATCGAGATATTCATCCGAAAATAAGGATTCGGAAACGCCAAGCACCTGACGCAATTCGTCAGCGGTCACAATGGTTGGCATTTCCGGTCCTTTCGTCTGCTCGGCCTGTTCGGGAGTGACCAGGCCGATGATTAGTTTTTTTTAGTCTGAGTAGCGGTATGCGCCGTAGCCAATTTTCGTGGCCGTTGCTCCGTAGCCGTACATAAGAATTCCAATGCTGCCATCGGAAATGATGTTCGTGCGCAGTTCTAGGCGTGGAGATTCGTACCATGTATAAGCGTCACGGTTGATGACGTACATTGAATCGTCGCCTGTTCCTGATAGTGCAGTGTCAACCCATAGATCGAGTCCATTTACTGAACCACGGAGTGATCGTGGCTGCGCATTTCCTGCCGCATTTTGCGGAGCAATCGCATTGTAAATTGGTCTTCCATCGACGTTGAATGACATGATGCGGCCCCACATTGCAGGGCTTACAACGATTGCATCGGCGAATTTATGTGTTTGCTCATAAACGTAAACTGATGCAGTTGAAACCCATGATAACAATTCCGCAGCAGTGATGTCTGAACCGAATCCTGTTGATGCGGTTGCAGAATTTGCAATGATCTGCGCTGAATTATATTCGTTGGTTGCACGTGCGTATTGTGATGAAAGATTTGAGATCAATTCGCTGAAAAATAGTGGATCGCTGCGATCCGCTAATTCAACGGACATGACCTGGCTACCCTTGAATGACTTTACGTCAACGTTGATGAATTCTGATTCCATGACTGTTGGTGTGACAGGATCGAGTTCATCGATCTGCGCAACCGCAGGCAAGACTGTAATTTTTGGAATCTGGAAAACAAGGCCAGCGTTAGGTAGGGTCCCTGTTGAAATCGAATCGATTGAGGCACGAACATTATCTGCAAGGCCGTTGACCACTTCACGCAGTTGGCGTGTTGGGATCAGTCCTGGATTGTCTGTTGATGCGGTTGCAGCTGCAATGAATGCACGTGATTGTTCTGATCCGCGTGCTGCGGCTACCTGATGCATCAAAAATGTTTCAGGTGAAACGATTGGGTTACGTGTTGCAATGAAATTGACTGGTTTTGCGATTGATGCTGCTTGCACTACTGCTGCCGCTTCTACCGTCTCGGCGGTAGTTGGCTCTGTGACGGTGTTTTCCACGGCGTCTCCTTCTGTTGATGGTGTGGGTGTTGCTTCCGCGGCATCATTGGATGGCTCGGAATTTTCTGGTGCGGTAGTCGCGGCGACATTTGACACACGTGCTGAATCAAATGCCGGGTTGTGTGTCAATGCGACACCGACCAAATCTGCTGAATTGACGACCATTGTGCCGTCCTCGTTATATCCAAAATCATTTGCATTTGCTTCGACTGAAAATCCATCGCGTAATCCGTCCATCGCTTCCTGGATTGCGTCGGAACCTGCGGTGGTTTTCGAAATCTTGAATGTTGCTTCAATTGATTTTCCATCGGGTGCAAATTCCATGCTGAGTGTTTTACCGATTGGACGGGCTGAATCGTGTTCCAAATTCAATTTAACATTGGCTGGATTTAGCGATCCAGATTTGAACATGACTTTACCGGTTGATGCGTTGGCTGGGACGTCGAATTCAACAATCTTGCCGGTGATTGTTCGTGCCTCGGAATCGGCTGCCGTAATTGTGAATGGTGTTGTTACTTTCATTTGATCATTTCCTCCGCGTTTCGTATTTCCTCCACTGTGATGGCCGGATTGCCGTTAGCATCCACGATGGAATTCAGGGTTTTGTAAATGTTCGCACGTTCAAGATCGCTGCCGCGTAGGTAGTCGGATAGGTCGTACCGGACTTCCTGGGTTGATGGAATGAAATCTGGCATTGATAAACGTTCGGTGATCGAGGTCATCAGCGGAATGAGTGAGAAATCGAGCAAGGTTTGACGTTGCGTGGTCGCGTTTGAATATGTCATGGATGATCCGGTGTTTGCGTCCACGTAATACGCTGGGATTCCGCACGCACGTGCAATTTCGGTTGCAATGTACGATCTCGCAGCTGCTAACTGTAATTTTTCAGGATCAAATCCCACGGTTTCCATTGTGACGTCAGCATTTAGGAATGCAGTGCCACGATTGCGGCGTGCGGTTGCCCATGAATCAAGCAATTTTGCAATTCGGTCCGCAGGTAATGCCGTGCCGTTGGATTTCAACACCATTGACGGAATCGGTTCGCGTGCGTACATCGCAGCGGCACGTTCTAGTTCCGCACCCGTGCGGATTGTTCGGCCTGCTCGATTCAACACGCCTTCATCATTGCCGTTAAATACGACCAATGAACCTAATCCTGAATTTGGAACCGGTGATCCGTCCACCATGTAGTATTCAATTTCAGTTGCCAATGAATTTGTTTGAATGGTCACGCGTGATGGATTGACGCGTTGCACACTGCGAACCCGATTTGTATCTGCGAAAAATTCTGTGATCTGCCAATATGCGTAACCATATAGGAGCAAATCCTCGCAGGTCCACACGTATGTAGCCGATCCTGGAACGCGTGGGTCCGGTGTACGAATAACGCGTGGCGTTGCATCCTCGATTTCAAGGCCGGTTGATCGATCAATGACTTCAAGGCCAATCGATGCAATCGATGAACAAATGATGTTTCTTGCACGTGCGCCGGTTGGAACTGACATGAATTCCTCACGCGTTGCAGTGTTTGCACCGCCGAAAAATGGTGTCAATGAATCCAACGTTGTCACGGGTCCAAGCTGCGCAGCCACATCAGGCCCCGACGGTAGCCCTACCGTTTGAACCTGACGCGTTGCGAAAATGTCACGAATTCCCATGCCTAGATTTTCTCAGGCTAATACCACTATCCAACCATGATGTCGGTTTCCGTCTCTGGGCGTGTCGCAAAATGTGTGCATAACGCGGTGGCCACGCTGGCACACACCGCCGTTTGCGACGCACGCCGTCCAATGACCCAGCCGCCATCACCTCGACGCAGTTGCACCGCACTGAGCATTTGTGCCGTCAATTCCGGTTGATTCGTATGACGCAACCTGCCCGAATTTATGGCACCCAGTAATTCGTCACACGATTGTGGATAGGCCGCGTCCATGTCATAAATTGGAATGCCAGCCGGTTGCAATCGTGCGGCCACGGCCCCACTGGTTTTCCTGGAGTACAACAAATGTTCGATGGGATATTTGCGGCAGTAAAACGCGGCATCATTGGCAATGGCCCGGTCATCGAGTTGGCGTTCATTCTCCCAGGTGTGGAGTAACTTCACCACGAATCGTTCATCGCCTAGTTTCTGCGCACCGACCAAGGCACAATGGCGGCGATCCGGTGAAATGTCTAATGCCAACCAGGTGAGTTTTTCTGGATCGAGTTCGAGTTCGGGTTCGGCACATCCATCCCACGCAGCTTGATTGATGATCGATGAAATCGTTTGGACCCATCTACACAATACCTCGGTTTGTACGACTTCCGGTGGGTCTTTTAAAACGCTGCGAATGTTATCGATGTGAATTGTGTGGCCCAGTGCCGGGTTAGCCATTGCGAAATTCTCGTCCGTCAATGCGTCCGATGCACCGGACCATTCGAAATAACCAATGTCATCAACCACACCGGACGCAGCGGCGATTCCCCGTTCGCGTAGCAAATTTAGCACTTTCGAGTGTTGGTCACCTGCGTTCGAATAGGTCATGACCATCGGGTTTTTCGCGGCGAGCAATGTATAACGCAGCGATGCAAACGATTCAAGTTCGTGCATTTCTCGCAGCTCATCCAGGTGAACGGTCTCAGGTTTTGAAATACCACGTGCCGCCGATCCTCCAGCCTTGATGATGAACCGGTTGACACCCGTTGATCCTTGAACCTCGATTTCCTCGGAACCGTGTGACCATCGAATGCGCTTCACGCGTTTGGATAGGTCATCGGATGATTCAATCAAATTGACCAATGCCCGAAATTGCTCCAACGATGTGGCCAATCGGTGAGCCGATGCAACCTGCAACGATTCATCCCAGTGAAATAGCCCCATCAAAATGCGACTGAGCATCAGGGTGGATTTGCCGGACTGCCTGGCTACCACAATGCAGTTCAGCGGCGTGGCCCATCGACCATCGGGCTTGACCTTATGGGAGTGAATCGCGGCCCATTCCTGCCAGGGCATGAACCCGTTTGGAAAGATAGTTTTCGCAAAATCGATGAGTTCGGGACCCCTGGACGGTAAATTATTCAGTGGTGAGTGGATTCTAGGCGTTGGACTCCCAATAACGTCAGCTGATGACGGTGCCAAAACCGATGTGAGCCGATCTGAGACTAGATCGACCTGATCATGACTGTTTATGGCCTGTTGCTCCTTAATCATGGCTAATTGACACGTTTTCGGGGATATAACGTTCAT